CTTACATTGCCCCAATAGACACGTTTCCCCGCCTGTGAAGTAAACTCGAATGCTTTGTCACCGTTGAAAAAATGTTGCTGTGATGAGTCATTAGTTCGTCGTCCTTCAAATCTCATAAAATCTGACCAATGATTTGCAACGGCAAAAGTGATTACTGAATCGCCTTGAGTATCAGTAATTGACATTCCTTCGATGTAACCAGCATAAATTTGAAATGTTCCACTTGTAACAACGGTGTCGTCAGTGTCCAGAATTGCGCGTTTAATTGTTACGTTTCGGTTTAAATGTCCGTTGTTTAAAACATCACTTAAGATAGTCTGAGTTGCACTTGATACGGTTATGTCTATCGACCCAATATTAATTGATGAACTTTCGCTTACTGCACCAATTCCACGAAGAAACCCATTTGGAACATAAGTGTCTGAACCATCAACTATATTCACTGCATAATCGGTGTATTTGTAAGTTGTGTTTAACTCCAATTTTACTAAGTGCGCCATCGTGAATTTGCCGGACTCAAGTTTACTTTTCACAGCGGATGATAAACCTCTTGGCATTACAAAACCTCCTCAAAATCAACGTCATAAGCAAATAAGCCGGTTGTGCCTGTTGCGAATTCCTGAACCCCGCCAGTCAGTGCAACCGTAAACGGTATATTTTCAGCAACTACGGCTTCGTCATTTGCTGGTGATGCCACCAAAGCCGGTTCAATCGCAAGCGTGGCTTGACCCGATCCGTTTGACTGGATGTCACTGGTTATCATGTAGACCTTATCGTTCCCTGAGAACTTAACGAAATCCCCCGCTTTAAATACAACCGTGTCATTATTCCATCCATCTGTAACAACCGATCTTCCAGTCTGTGATGCTCCATTAACAAGCGGTGTGCCGGTAGGCGTTCCAAGTCCCGATTTAATTACTGGCAAAGTCAGACTGAATGATTCAAAACGTCCGCGCTGTGACATTACAAATGCATAAATTGGTTGAAACTGAGCGCGAGTCATTGGTGCAAATGTGGCAGTCATTCTCCAATATTGTCCGCCGATCTGCCTTGCTTGACGCCTTCCAGAAATAGTACGCGAAACGAAAGTCGGCTGAATACTCTGAACATTCAAAGAATTAAATGCTGGACTGCTTGGGAATGTTCCACTCATACAAGTGCCCTTCTACCTTGCTGGTGCATGGCTTTATTTATCATGCTGACAATCAATCCGCGCCTTGCCATAAGTAGCTGATCGAACCCTTGAGCATCGTTTGTCTGAATGTTAAAAGTCACGTTAGTTCCACCCATTGCATTGTTAGGCGTAATCGATCCTGTTTGCCCCGGAGTGAATATTTCTGCACCTTTCTCACCGACCAAGAACGGTTTGCCCTTCGTTACTGTACCCCCCATTTCCCTTGCTGGCGGTTCCATGTTTTTAATTTGATAAGCGCGTGCGGCGGCAAATGCATAAGAAGCAGTAGCCGCGGCATAAGACCACGGCGGCGGAAGTGTCGCCAGTGCCTTAGTAGCCGATAATTGTGCATTAATCAACGCTTCAGTGAACGCTAGCGCCCTCATTGCATCGAAGCCCATGACGCCTTGTTCGTATAGAATATCGCCAGTTTGTTTTGCGACTGAAATGGTTTGTTGAAGTCCTTGACGCCTTAATTGCTCCTTTTGTTCAGCATCTCTTTTCGCTTGTTCCCTGTTCTTTTTTGCGTTTGCATCTAATAAAACCTGTTTCCTTTTTTCGTCTTCAATTTCTTGCTGAACTTGTAATTTTTTCTTTTCCTTTTCTAAAGTTTCCAGCCTGAGATTTTCTATTCTTTGTTCGTCCTTTTTTTGAAAATCTTCTGAGTTTTCTTCTTCCAATAAATTAATGGTTTCCTTATGTTCTTTATTCATTGCCTGTTGAGCGCCTAAGACTTTAGTTGCCCCCATGAACCGCATTTGTGATGCATGAGCGCTTATTTGTTGTTGTTCTTTAAGTATATTATTCTGTTCTTCTAATTCCTTCTTTACGTCCTTCTGGATGCTAACTGTTTTCTTAGGTATATTTGCAAGATGCTCCTCAATGTTTGCACGGCGTTCCACAAGGTCTGCAATTTCACCTTGAAGACCCGCAAGTTGTGCATGGCGTGCATTAAACGTATTCATGACGACGTTGCTTTCTTCAATCGTCTTCTGCATCGCAAATGCTTCTGCTTGTGCAGATGCTAATTCTTCGTTTACTTTCTCTAGGTCACGATTCAAACGTTCTGCACCTCGTCCGTAATTCGCATCTATATCCATCAATTCCATGATGTTATCTGTAATCTTAAGAATTGCTGGTGACAGATCAGACATTAAACGAGTCGTAATAGCCCCGAAGGTCTTGGAAAGCCGGTTCATTGCATCGTTTGCGTCTTCGGCTTCGCGGATAAATTTCTCATCTATAATTCCGCCGGTCTTAACTAGCTGGTCGCGTAATCTTGCAAGTCCTTCCGATCCATCCGAAAGCATATTGACCATCACATGACCGGAGCGTCCAAACAGCGCCATTGCAGAAGACATTTTCCGCGCCGGATCATTCATATTCCGGAAGGCGTCTGCAACTTCATTCAGGACTTGTTCGTGGCTCTTGAAATTGCCGGTTTCGTCACGGATCGATATGCCTAAAATCTCAAGTTCACGTTTTGCCAAGCCGATCCCCACTTGTGCTTCGCCAAGTTGCTTTGCAAACTTGATAAGGTTGTTGTCCATCGTTTCCATCGTTTCACCGGATTGCTCACCAGCAAACCTGAACGTCTGCAGTGCGGTCGTGCTAATTTGAAGCTTTGACGCCATTTTGCCGATGGTATCTGCCATCTTTAATTGCTGACTTGCAAACCTGATGAATGCACGAGCGCCCATTGCTCCAGCCAATCCAACGAAAGCGCCCTTCAATGCAGTAACGCCTTTCTGCATTCCTGAGACGTTTTTATTTACTGCCTTAAACGCCGTACCGGTCTTATCGGTAGCCGTAATCTTTATATTGGTTGATGGACTTGCCATTATTTCATTCGTTCATTTTTTAGGTCGAAGTATGCAGACCATAATTTAATTTCAAGTGTTGATAATTCCATTATTTCATCCAAAGATTTATGCAGGATTTCACAAAGCTGGAATAAAAAATAAATGTCATAATCGTCACTTAAGTTTTTTTTAGAGTCTCATGGTCGTCGGACTCATTACCCATTTGCGTGACAATTCCAGAAACGACGTCGGGGTCAACTTCGTGCATAAGAGTCGCCATATGTCCTTCCTGAAAAAGCGCTTTTCCGTCTTTATCTAGCGCCCTTATTACTAACGTCATGCAGAGTGCTTCCGATGATTTTCCATCGCTTACCAGTTTGAAAATCTTTTCCTGCGCCTTAAAATTAATTAAAGGCTTAAAATAAATTTTAAATGGTTTGCCTTCTTCCCCCCACTCCGGAACATCCAAATGTAGTAACTCTCCATTCAGACGTTTCCGGAAATGGTTCGATGCTTTTTCTATTGCAGACGGTTCAATATTTTCCATATTTTACCTTACGCTACGACGGTCAAGGCTCCTGTACCCTGAACTGTTACCGAACTTGAAACCATGTCACCCAATGCACCGCTTTGGCTCGTAGCCGTAACAATGCCTGTTCCTGCGAAACTCTCTGCCTGTGATGCAGTATTTGGAAAAATCTTTATATCAACCGTTTCACCGACAACCATATCGGCTTGAACTGCATTTGATAAGTCATAAAGTAATTCAGCGGAACAAGTCCATGACTTGATACCAGTTGTAAAACTCTTTGAAGTTGCCCCCATAACAGTTGTTTCGATACTGTCTGTTGATTCTTCTACTGACCCATTTATATTCGTCTGGACTCGCTATTTTCCAGACCGTGCGTTAAACACAGCTAACGGTTCGACCCGCTAGATTAGACCATATCACAACCCTTTCGGGTTTCCTCCGCTTCCACTCGCTTGAGTGTACTCCCTTTCGGGATGGTCGTTGAACGTTCCCTTTCGGGCTTCGCTTCTGATTGGCAGTTCCTGCTTTTCCAGAAATTCAAAGGATTTTTCGATATACATTTCTGTATAAAGTCGCAGTTTAGTTTACGATTTTAAATTATTTGTTGAAGCCAGAGTCCCGCCAGTTGTAATTGCCTGAAAGACTCCATCTTGTCCCTTGTATGTTGCCATTTTCTTACTCCTTAAATTGCGCTCTCTGGCGCGTTGTCAAGATTACGATACTCAACAATATAGTTAAGCATCACCGTACCGATCGGCTTTGCGCCGTCAGAATTAAATTCAATAGTTGTTGATGACAAATAAGAATTATTTGCCAATGAATTAATTGTTACATCACCCGCCAAAGCGACTTCGACTTCTTTCGATATTGTGTCCAGCGTGTCGTCCGGAGTTGTAGCCCCGACGACCCCTTGAACGATAACATTAAGAAACCTAGTCATTGGTCTAGGCGACGCGATTTCTGTCACCTCCGATTCCTCGCTAGTTGTGTAAACCAAAAGACACGGAAGCGAACCATCTTCAACCGGATAAACTCGGCTTTGAAAAACATTGCTTCCGGTAGTTGAAAGACCAGTTACATCCGTCGCGATCCGCTCACGAATTGATTGTCTCAAATGTGCCATTTTAAAGTCTTAACCTTAATTGTGTTAATCCTTCGTTATCTGGCGAAACCTCGACGACTGTATAAGTCGTTCCGGAAACTGCCAGAGTGTCACCATGAGCTACATTATTTACGTCGGAAGTCCTAACGAGTGCGACCGGCTGAGAACTTTGAACTGTAGTCTCGCCAGCTGATTCCTCAAAATATTCGCGTTTGAGAATTGCTGTAATTGTACTGGCGCTTGATGCGCTTGTGTCTGTAAAGGTTGAGGACACGCCCCAATCTTCGAGTAACTCCAAGCGCATTGCGTCATCTTCGACCGCCATGATTATTTCTTACGCTTCGTCGGCGCTTCGACATTGGAAGATTTTAAACCGACTGATCGATTTGTGTCTTCCGGCGTCGCTTTGCCTGTATCACAAAGACGCCCTGCTTCGTTTGAATCCATCAATATTGTTTCACCTTTATTGAAGGTTCGACCTTCAAACTCGCAGTCTTCAAGAATCATTATTTTCATGACTTAGCCTTTGGTTTGTGTTTTTTTTCATGTGAATCGCCGGAATGTTTTTCGGCTTTTCCCATTGCAATAAGATCGTGAGCGATATGATCTTCAATATCGATAGACGCCCCCGCCGAAACGTGAGCGCCCTTAATACCGCAAGATTGTATAATCTTGATCTTCATGTTGTTGTTATATCCAAGCAAGCACTAAAAGATTGTGCATGACGAACAGCTAAATCAATCTCGCTGAAAACAACGATTTTGACTGTACCATCTGAACTTGAACTATATGGATCGACAAGTACGTCAGGACTGTTCCCCCATGTTCCCATTAGTAATTGCGACCAGTCTCCATACACCATTGCTGAACATGATCCTGAAGTTGAACCCTTCGTCAAATCTGAAGGAACGTCAGTTGTGAAACGAACTGGATAACCATAAAGCTGATTCCACGGATCATTCAGAATCATTACTGAATCTGAAGACGCGACCCTTGCCGTGCTTGCCATTTTACTTTTCACTTTAGGATTAGTTACAAATCCGCAAGTTGCCTCATTTAGATTGGCGTTGTCAATTTCAACTTCTTTGACAAGACCGGTAACCATTGCCCACGAAGGACTCGCACCATTTGTGTGAAGTGCAAAACTCCCGATGCCAGAAGTTTTTGTAACGCCTGTTGGCTCGTTTGATGCTGAGCCTTCAAGTGCAACGTCCTGTATCTTTGACGCTATTGCACTAACAAGATCATCACGGACAATCTGTTCAATTGATGGATCACTCTCAAGCAAAAGTAGCCTACTCACCAAACTGGAAGCCCCTAAAGTCTTAGCAGTAAGTGTTAATTGTGCAGTTGTTACGGTCTGATCTGCTACGTTTCCAGACTCAGCAACAAACCCCGCGGACGCACCCGCTGAAATTTTAGGAATTTGAACTTTAGTCGTTAAGCCGGACATTGTTCGCATTCCAAGATCCGCGAGAACCATTTTTGCCCTTAGTGCATTAATCCACTCAGACGCAAGTTGTTGTGATGGTGCGAAATAACCGCCTGACGCATCTGTCCCAACTGTTAATTCACGCTTTGCAGTATAGAAATCAGATCGCCAAGCGTAATCTGGAACATAGAACCCTTGTGGTTGCTTTCCGGCTTTATGTGCCATTTCTTGTGACATTTCAGCTTCAAATCCACCGCCAGACCAATCGCCACGACTTGCACAATTCAACGCCCGCAAAAATGAATATCGTTGTGCTTCTTTTGGCTTAATATCTAAGGGATCTTCGATAGCTGTTAATGGTTTAGTTTCAATTTTGTTTAACATCGCTTCGCGGAAATCCACCAAAGATGTTCCCTTGTGAACACACTCGTCAGCGAAGTCTCGCATATTGTGGCGAACTCCTAGAGCTTGCATTTCTTTAATTTCTTTTTGTCGATCCGCTAGTGCATCCTGACGTATTTTGTCAGCATTAACGCTAGGCGTTTCTTCGACAATTTTTGCTGTTTCTTCCATATTAGTTTTCTCAATAGTTGGTTGTTGAATTTCGGCACGACCCACGCCAATATCTGATCTATCGGCGGGGATACTGACAGAGCTTATTTCAAGCGGAACGAAACTAGCTCGAAATACGTCTATGCCGTCGCGTTGCTCATCTGTTTTTTCAAGATTTGTAACTTGATAACCAACGCTAATGTTAGTTCGGATTTTGTCGTTAAAATCTTGCATAATTTCAGACGCTAATTCACTTTTTCCAAAGCGTATAACCGCGCGAGACTTTCGCGAAGATTCGTCTAAAAAAGCCGATTCAATAACTCCAATCTGAACTTCAGGATTATGATTTAATAAAAGCGGAGCTCGACCGGACGAAATAAAATCCATGTCTATGTCCTCACTTTTATGACTTAAAACTTCCCACCCAAAAGAACGCATTACTGGCTCTTCGGAAGCAAAAGATAAATTGAAACGACGGTCGTCTTCTCCTTCGGCGCGAGTAAATTCTAACGCCATGGTTCGCGTTTCTAATTCTTCAAATTTTTTTCTTTCTTCATTCGTCAGTTGTTCCATCGTTAACCTCCGGTTGTGCGGGCGCTTTTTGACCCAATGGTTGAATATTAATTTTTAAGCCGAATCTTTCCGCCATTTCTAGATCGCTTTGTAGAGTGCTAAAAACCTCTTCCACATCACGACCCGATACAGCTTGTGCAACATCTGTAAATGTTAGGAATCCATTCTGTAGCGCGTTTATATTTGCTTGAACTTCTTTTTGTGGATCGACCCACGAATAACCGCGTGGTCTAAAAATCGCGTTATTAGCGAACTTGTTATAACGTTCCATAGGGAAAGGAATAATACCTTTAGTCATCCCTAAATTTAAC